CCAGTCTAAAAGGCCTTTAGCTTCATCGTAATATGAATATGACTTTTGGCGCTCTGATATATCTTTCTTTCTTTGCTCTAGGTCTTCCTTGCCGAGGTCCATAATTCTGCGAATATCTTTAAATACTTCTGGCCCCATACCGCCAATACGAGCGCTATCCCTAATACGCATTAAAGCAGCCTGCGTCTTGTCATTTAACTTTGAATCAAAGTCAGATATCATAATAGGAGCAGACGTTGAGATAATATCATACGTCTCTGCCAGTTCCCCTGCAATTTTTGTATCGCCATTCATTAACGCTGACTGAAGTTTTGCGTCAATCTCTGCTGCAAATTCCTTTGGAATAGTATTGATGTTTGTTTTAGCAAGCCAGTGTGCACGTTCAGTCAATGGCTTACCATTCTGTGTTAAATATCCGTATGCTGTTTCAATAGCCTTCTTACTCTTGTCGGATCCATCAAACGTTGCTTGGCTATTTATATATGGCAAAGCAGACATATAATCATTTGTTTCGCCTACAAGCGATTCTTTAAAAGATAGGAATTTAACCTTAATATTAGAGGCATCTTCATCCGTTAGTGCTGATCCGTTTTTTTCTGCCCAGTCATTAAATTCTTTATCTATATCGACACTTAAAGGGTCTATTTTAGAACGCAGCTTCATATCTGCTTGCAGCTCTTCGTAACCATTTAATACCATTGCAGATCGATCGCTAATCATTTTATTAGCAATCATAATTGTGCGCTCTCTTGTGTCAGCATCCATATAATCAAGAGGGTTTCCATTTCCAATAGCTGGAATATCTGTTTTATATTCTCCAGATGACATTTTTGATAAAAGATCGCGTGGGTTTTTAGATTCAGATAAAGCACCAAGAACACCGCTTTGAAGCATAGACGATATCATCTTCTTAGGCGCATTGGCGCGTATTTCTGGAGAGAACATATATTGACCATCTGGACCAAGTCTATCTATAGTTCCTCCAATAGAAGCCATTGTTGATGTAATGTCTTTAACAGCCATATCCCGTGCTCGCTGGTCCTGGCTAAAAATATTACCAGCAGACATAGACATTTTGTCTGTAATCTCATTAAGATACGATAAAGACGATGTTTTTAAGTCGTCGTCAACCCGCTTTTGCTGTGCATATGTTGATTTCTGTATCTGTGACTCAATATCCATATCAAAGTCAAACGCGATACGCGCCATAAGATCTGTGTCATCTACGTCTTTTAAAAGCTGGTCTCTATATTTTATAGACGCCTCTCGAAGACCGTTTGGGTCACTTTTGAACATACTAGATAATTCATTTACTGCACGTGTGCTTTGCAGCTTTTTTTCCATGAAAAATCTATTTTGCGCTTTTGACTGTACTTCTTTCTGCGCCTCATCAATCGTAAGATCAATGCGGTTAAATGTTTTTGCAATATTGTTCAAAAGATCAGCGTTTGCATTTGAATAAGAAACCTCCTCAATAGACGGGACGTTTGTTATTTTTTGACGATAACCAATTAAATCGGACGGCATTTTTCACCTATTCAAGAAGACTTAAACCATTGTTTGCTGCGTTTACATATCCAGACATTTTTGATGCTGAACCAGATATTTTATACTGCTGTGATTGACTCATGTTTTGAGCATATCCCATATTTGCGCCATACATCGCATAGTTTATATCACGCGTTGCAGCGACATTACTTTGTTCCATTGCCGCCAAAGATGATCCCTCACCAGACAATATACCTCTAGCCGCAAATCCAGCGGCCTGCGTTGCGAGATCTCTGTTAAGCTGTTCTTTTATTACCAAAGACTGTTGCCTGCCCTGTAATATCGTATTACGGGCTTGCAGCTGCGCCTGCTTCGCCTGTGCGTTATATACAGACTGCTGCGAACGGCCCGCCTGTATAGACGAAATAGTGCTTAAGCCTGTCGCTAGTGTACCAGCCGTTGTTAATAGGCTGAATGATCCGCCTGCACCAAATAGTCCTGCTGTTGCCCCAGCTGCCCCTGTACCGCCTAATGCCGCTAATGCTAAAGTTTCCATTTACGTATTAACCCTTTTTGCAATAGATAAAATAGTCATAGGGACTGGAATTGATTGTGTGATTGTTACCTGTCCTGTATTATCCCAGCCCCTAAATCCTACCATACGGAAAACACCTGTGTACAGATAATTACTTGCTGGTACATCAAGAGGGCTGCCAAGTCCAGACGGACCAAAAGTCAAAAATGTTTTGCGAATACCATTAACAATAAGCTCCGCAGTTTGGTCAACCCGCAAAGATATTTCAGAAATATTAACAAGGCGACCAAGTATACCGCCAATTTGAGGGTTTTCTACTGGAAGATCTTTAATCATTGGCGTGAATGGTATTCCTATTTCTATAAGAGATTCTGCGTCTCGTTCTATAGTTATAGATCCTGAAGACACTGTTTGATTTGACATGACATATTCGTCCGCACGAACGTTACATTCTTTAGCCTCAAGGTGTGATAGTCCTGTGAATGTTGATGTTGGTGAAAGAACGTCCGCAATATATGCACAATCTGTGTAACACTGGTCATTAAACCGCTCTAAATATCTAACAGATGTCCCGTTGATTGTTCTCTCTATAACAAAATACATATCATCAACATCAGACGCGCAATTTTTAAAAAGACCGTCAGTTGATTGATTAACAAATGCAGTTATCTCTTGACCGCGCAAGACATTAGCCATCGTTAATGTTCCGTCCCCGATAACAAGAAGTATATAGGCGCCATCCTCTGTAGATGTTGCCCTACGTATATCAAAATCAACTGGTGATTCTACAAGGTGGGATGATAATAGAGAAACAACATTGTTTGTGTAATTTGCCTGTGTATCTGTATAGATAAATTCTTGTATACTTTTTCCGCCACGCTGAATATAGAAAACACCATTTTCTAAACCTTTTTGACGGAATCCAGGCTCGCTACCTATATTTGTTGTCGTTTGAAGCACAACGTTCGTTGGCGTTATTGGCTCACCCAATGTTTGCAAGAAAACGTGTTCTGCTCCAGCTGTAAATATTGTAAGGTTTCTTCCTGCAAAAATACCTGTTATCTCGTTCATTTCATTACTGCCGACAGGGCCTACAGCTTCGTTATCAAGCGCTGTACCAAAATTAAAGTCATATACGCTATTAACCTTTGACCCATAACAGACAGTAGGTCTTGATTTACCGCCATCAATATACAAGCGCCCCTGGTAGAACGCGCCATGTCTCGGCCATCCACGTGTTACAGACCATACAGATTCGGCTCCAGATCCGAAATCATATGTTGGGATATTTGAAAATGTTATGTTACTTAAAGACCATATATCATTAGCCCCTTGCCTAGCTAAAGACGCTGTTTGTACGTCTGGGCTAAATATGATTAATGTGTCAGCTGATTGTGTCCAATCAATATCTGGTATGATACTTGTTGTATAGCTCGGCGCATAATAATCTATTAGATATGATCCATTTTGATATATTGCTATATTTTTATCAGAAAAAACAAAAATATAAGTTTGGGAAACATTAAACTCAAATTGAATAATCTTTGTTTCACTTGTACCTGCTTCTGTAAACACAAGCATATCATCAAGGCTAATTGTTATACCAGCAAGGTTAGTAGATCCAATACGAGCAAGTCTAATGTATCTATACGAACCATGAACACGTCGCGTATAGTCTTTCCCTGTAGCTGATAATGTTAATACATCACCGCAACTTACCCAAGTCGTTCCGTTTGTGCTTACCTGCACATAAAAATCAGTTGCAGCCCCTGAAGATGTTTTTAAATCTTTAATACGAACAAGACCAATAGATACAGCAGAACCCATATCATACTGGACAACAACGTATGGATTTGTTGTCCCAATTGCCGTTGTTGTTGTAAAAACAGTTCCCGTATTATCATCAGACGCACTTGATGTTGTCCCGCCGTTTGGCGCTGTTACGGATGACGGGTTTGTTTTTGTAATAACACCTAAAACGCGATCTATATATTCAAGACCATGTCGTCTTTTGATCCCGCCCTGTGGGAGAGTAAAAACATTTCTTAATAACGCAGCGCCACCATAATACTGATCAACGTCAGTTCGGCCTATCATTAGGGGGTCAAATTCTCCCTGCGTAAATCTTGATTGTATGTTTTTAAACTTTGGCATTAACTAAAACGGGCCTCAATAAGTGGAGAGCTTGTAATTATTTCGCCCGGTTTTTGAAGGGCATCTGTATTAACAGCAACTGCAAATTTTCCTCCGCGCTCTCCTTCCATTTGACTACCCCATGCAAGAGTATATAAGCTCTTTGCCATATCATCCTGATCAGTAACAGGCTTGGCTATGAGAGCTGCAAAAGCATGTACAGCAAAATGTATAAAATAAGGAGGCATATAGCCCTCATCTACATAATACGTATAATCGCACCAAAGCTCTTCATGATTGCTGAATATAAGTCTAGACCCATCAGGCGCCTGAATGTCATATTCTTTAATAGGTATAGCCCCTACTGCACCGCTATTGAATACAGCCCAGACGCGCAAAGCCTCTGTAGGAACAATATGTGCGTATCTAAATTCGTTTGTTGGAGCTGTTGAATCCTGGTTTAATTTTCTCTTTTTTGTGCAGAAAGACCATGGATATCTTGTAAGTATATCCTGCATAAATGATTCATAAAACAAATCACAGATGGCCGCTTCATTTGATCCATCTGTGAAACTTGTAATAGTATTTGCTCTTAAGAGGCCCAAGGCCTGACTTGAAATATTGATTGCATCAATAGCCATATAAACCTCGCAGAAAAAAGGTAAAAGCCCCCCCGGGAGAGACGGGAGGGCTACCGATCGTTAGTCTGTATCGGTTACAGTACCGGTTGTGGTGTCTGTTACATCAACAACACCAGCCGATTTTCCGTTAACAATGTGAGTACCGTATGTGGAAATAGTACCACCAGTACCAACTGCAGTGGACCAGCTCACACGGTGAATAACATCACCAACTTCAAGCAGATCAGCTGCGTTGTTAAAGTAACCAGATGTATCCACTGTGGCTGTTGCATCCAGTGTCCAATAGGACCAATGCTGGCTTGCTTTACCACGGCGGGAGTTACCACCAATAGGCGACAGGTTTTCAAGAATAAAAGCCATTTAAAAGCCCCTTTCAATTATGATTCATAGGTTTGCAGTTTAATCACACCATCTGTATCAATTGTCGTTGCACCAGCTTTAAGGGCAGCTGCAATCAAATAAGACAATTTTTCAGGGATGTAATTAACTTCAGTACGAACATCAATACCAACAGCCAAACCAACAGAATCGCGGTGGAATGCAAAGTTTGTACGGGTGTTTGTCGCGAGCGGGATACCGCCTTCATCGCGGGCTTCGATGAAAATAAATTCGAAACCAGAGAAGTTCTTGATTTCTCCACGCATCAGAGGCATCAAAACGTTGTAATCAGCAGATGTAATACCTGTTTCAGCCAAACCTTGTTCAATTGCGCGGGCCGAGCAAGCGATAACGCGACCTTCACCAGGAGCTCCATTATCGTCAAGCAACCGCTTTGCACGTAAGATCTTAGCGAGGTTGAGGCCTGTGTTAGATCCACCAACGTTTACGTCAACAGTTGTACCAAAAGCAGATGTATTCATTGCGTTGATTAACATTTGGTCAATACGACGACCAATTGCCATCTTTGCTGTTTCAACCAATTCGCGACGTTCATCAAAAGACAGCGCTGCCAAATCATGGATTGCAGAATATTCTGCTGCTACATAGTCCAGCAATGCTGCATCTGCATAACCATGTGTAACGTTCATTGGCGTTACATCAGATTGAGAGATGACAGGTGTTGCTGTACCTTTGTTCATTTTGTGGAAACGATGTGTAGAACCGTTTACACCTTTTTTTACACGTACTTTATTGAAGAGTTTAGACCCTTCTTGATATTCCTTTTTTACAAGCGTATCAAAGCTTGTAATAAAGTTAGTCGAAGAAAATGCAGACATTCCTTTTTCCTTACTATGTTAAATATTGAGACTTCTTTTTGACGAGAGGCCGCAACAAGTAACAGGCCGGAACACCGGGAAGGCTGTCTGTTATCGGGTCGTATGTAAATATTATGCAATAAAGTTTCGTCTAAAGCAAATAAAATTTTAAATCTGTAGCTTATCTGGTCTACCTGCTTTTGAACGAGAAATTAATAACTGCTCAACCTTTTCAATTTTTGCCATATCATTTGATTTATATGCCTTAACCAACATATCCTGGATTGTTGCATCTGTTGGCAATCCATCATCAATATTGCTCATTGGTACTGTTTGACCTGCGCCATAATGTGCACGCAACGCGTTTAAGGCGCGGACAACATGGCCGTTGCTTGCAGATGATTGTATAGCGTTCACCATCTCACTATCAAATGTACCAACAGACTGTAGTTCTTTAACCCATCCGGCGACAGCTCTTGCGACC